GTCTGAATCGTGGAAGGTGTTCAGCTATCGGAACCCGCCGCGTAATCGGAATGGCGACATCCAGCGCCCGTCGCCGTTCGACCCGAACTTCATGGTGGTGAAGCGCGGCGGCGACACGTTCTACCTACGCATCGATGACCCCCTGTTGGCGAAGGCCGCGAAGAACCTGAACCCGCAGCAGATGAATTCGCTCCTGCAGATTTCAAGCAACCTGACGCGCCTGCTGTCACGCTCGTTCACCACGGCGAACCCGGACTTCTTCGTGCCGAACGTCTTCCGGGATCTGCAGTCTGCGGCGCTGAACCTTGGTGCTGAGGCGCCCGGGCTGTTAAAGGCTTTCAGGAAGAACGTGACGAACCGTGATGCGTTCAAGACCATCGCTGCCTTTGAATATGGTCGTCCCATTAAGAACAAAGCAATGGGTGATAGGTACGAGCAGTTCAAACTGGACGGCGGATCGGTGTCGTGGGTGCAGCGCGATACCCCGCAAGAGCATGCTGCTAAGATTCAGAACAACCTCAAGACGGTCAATGACAGCTTGCGGAATCTGAAAGATAACCGCACCGCCAAGAATGCCATCGACGTTGTGTGGAATCCAACCAGCAAGGGCTTCCGCGCGATGGTCGGCGCCCTCGAAAGCACTAACGCTATCTTCGAAAACGGCATTCGTTTCGCTGCGTACAACGCTGCGCTCGATGTCGGTATGAGCCGCGATCAGGCGGCTATGATTTCCCGTGAGGCGACCGTGGACTTCAACCGTCGGGGTGAGGCTGGCGCTCTGCTGAACGCTCTGTACGCCTTCTTCAATGCCGGCATTCAGGGTAGCGTCCGCACCGCGCGGGCGCTGTCAAACAACCCGTTGAAGACCGGCAAGCTGTCCACCACGCAGGCGGCGCTGCTCGGCATGATGACCACGGCTGCCACGCTGGCGGCTGCGAACGCGGCGCTGTCCGACGAAGACGATGACGGCAAGCTCTTCTGGGACAAGATCCCGGACTACGAGAAAGAGCGCAACCTCATCATCATGAACCCGCTGGACGGTAAGACCTATACCAAGATCCCGATGCCCTACGGCTTTGGCTTCTTCCCGTATCTCGCAACCCGGACGATGGATGCCGCCCGTCGCGGTGACGATCTCGGCGCTGTCGGTCTGGACATCGCGACCGCTGGCCTTGGCAACTTCTCCCCGGTGCAGTTCAGCGCCGGCAACATCCCCAGTTCGATTGCCCGCGCGGCAACGCCCACGATGGGCAAGCCGTTCGTTGAACTCATGCTCAACGAGAACTTCATGGGCAAGCCGATCTACAATGAGCCGTTCGACAAGGGTCAGTCCTACGCCTCTGTCGCCCGGTTCAATACGCCCGAAGGATATAAAGAACTGTCCCAGTTCCTGAACGACATCAGCGGCGGAGAGGGTAAGCTCAAGGGCAACCTGAATGCCCCTGCTGAGAGCTTCGAATACCTCACAGAGTTTGCCTTCGGTGGTGTGACCAATCTGGCCAAGTCACTCTATCGGACGGGCGAAGAGGGTGATGCCGTGGCCGCTCCTGTAGTCCGCCGCCTTGTTGGCCAGCCGGGTAAGGGGCGCAACGTGGGCGAGTATTACGAACGCGAAGAGCGAGCGCGCGTCGTGAACCAGCAGATGAAGGATCTGACCGGTCTTGAGAGGCGGGCGCTGATCGAGAAGTTCCCGGCGGAAACCAATCCGCGTGTCCAGTCGGCCTTGACCGCTACCCGCTCTGCGGTTCGTAAACTGAACGAAGAGCGCAAGCGCATTCGGAATCTGGATATCGATGAGGGCGTGAAGGCTGAGCGCCTTGAGGCTCTTCGGGAGCGCACCGATGCGGAGTTCGTGCGCTTCAACCGGATCTACAATCAGGTAGAAGAGGCGACCCGCTAAGGTCGCCTCTCTCATCCCTCAGAACGGGACTTCGTCGTCCAGCGGGCGCTGCGGCGCTGGCTGCCGCTGAGCGGGCGCTGCTGACCGCTGCTGGGTGGGCTGAGCGCCGTCCTGCTTGGGCTCATACATCGATACGATGATGCTCTCGCGGCCATCGTTGCCGCCGACACCAGCAGGATTGAACGTGCGGTCGAGCAGGATGTAGGGGCCGTTCTGCCCATCCATCACGACGCCGACATTCTTGAAGCGGCCCTTGGTCTGGCCTTGGCCGTCAGTGTATTCGCCAACCTTGACGACCAGATCGTATTTCTTACCCATTCACTCTCTCCTCAGTTAAACAGTTTGCGCAGCTTCAAGGCGCCGCGCGGTGCCATCAGTTCGGCTTCGTCGAGATAGCCGTTGTGCAGATCTCGCCACTCGCCACGCTCTTCCGGTGTCAGCTTCGCGACGATTTCGCATGCGGCCTCGCACCATTCATCCCAATCGACCATGTCGCCTTCTTCCTGCGGCTCCAGAATGTCGATGTGGAGTTCCTTCTTCTGGCGCGGTGCTGCCGTTGTCTTGGCGGCCAGCTTCTCTTCGAGGCTCTGCACCTGCACTTCTGCAGCTGGGGCTTCCTCGAAGTCCGTGATGTCGACCTCGTTGCCGGCGTACTCGTCAGCTTCGATCACGCCTTCCGCCTGATTGTCCACGGCCACAGCGCGCTGCGCTTCGGTCGAGAGCGGCATGTACTTGCTGGCCCGGCGAACCACGGTCTTGCGCCACATCTCGGCTTCGTCCGTCTTCCACGGGCCAACGACGTTGCCATCCTTGGTCTTGGCCGATGAGCGGTCACGGATAGCAAGGATCTGTTCCTTGCTCATCACCTCGAACTGGGTCTCGCCGTTCTTCAGCTTCCACACGCAGTAGGCACCGACCATCGCGCCGCGATTGGACAGGCCGTGCTTGTGGACGATGCTGGAGTCCAGACCTTCTACAACCTCGAACAGATCGTTCTCGTGAACCAGCCGGCTCTCGATCTTCAGCACCTCACCCGACTGCATGGCCAGCTTCATCAGGCCCTTATAGCGGGGCCGGAATTGCGCCACGTTCTTCTTCAGGCGGCCATCCCACACCTTCAGGATGTCTGCCTCACCCATGTTCTTGTTGAGGCTCAGGCCCAGTTCTGCGGCGCTCAGGCACGCCTTCAGCAGCGAGCCACGGTCGCACTCCAGCAGATCCATGTTGTCGGCCACAGCGGCGACGACGATGCCTTGAAATTTATCGACGGTCATGGCCTGCGGAAGCAGGCTGCGCAGGTGGCTCTCGCGCATAGCGAGCTCCTGCTTGAACCGATCCATCGGTTTGGCCGGGAGGTTACTTGTTTGCATTGTTCTGCTCCTCTTCCATGTCTTCGATCATGAGTTCAATCGCGCGCTCAACGGTGGCGCGCAGGGTGGGCTTGAGCGGGTGGCGTGCAGCCACTGAGCGCAGCTTGCCCAGCAGTTCGCGGTTTACCCGCATCATCACGTCTTCTTTCTTCACTTTGACACCGTCACTTTCTTGTAGCCGGAGCGAGCGCCGTAGAACGTGCCGATCATCTGCTCCGTGATCTCAGTGCCGACCGACGCCTTAATGGTGCTGATCGACAGCTTGTGGTCGCCGCACTTCACGACGGCCTTGTCCTGCGACGTGTTCATCTTCTTCATCTCCTCGATGCTGAGGGTCAGAAGCTCGGTCTTCGCTGCGTCCTTCTTGGCCTTGGCCTCCTTCTCAATCGCAGCGTTCTCCTGATACGTCTGGAACAAGTGGGCATGCTCCGTGGTGAGCGTCACCTCAGACATGGGCACGAAGTCCAGCAGGCGCACCACGGCGTCTCCGTCCTTATTGAAGTCCACCGGTGGTTCTTCGCCTGCCCGGACGCTGTCCCAGAACTTCGCGACATGAGATTTAATTTTCGAAATTATTTCCACGCTGCGAGGAACCTTCATGCGGCGTGGCTCGTTCCGTATCAGCGCAATCAGCCAGCCATACTCAGCGCCAGTGCAAGCCATCTGGTGCAGAACCTGCAGGACGTAGTTGTCGGGAGCGCAGGTGATCGTGTCACCTTCGTATTCCCAACCGTCACCGTGGGCCGACCACTTGATCTCGACCGGGTGACCATCGTCCGTCTGGAAGTCCAGCGATGCGCCCATGCCGGGACAGTCGTCTGCGGTATAGTAATCGACGACCTTCTCGATCTTCATGTCCCAACGATGCGCCGCCCAGTTAGCGATGCCGCTTTCGAGGAAGGTGCCGGCCTGAACGGATTTGTTGCCCGAGAGATCTTCGGGCGGCAGCTTGCCAGACTTCTCCATCCACAGCTGCCATAGCGTCGTGAACGGGGACATGTCGAACAGCGCTGCGACTTCGCTTGCGCCGATGTGTTGAGATCGTAGCTCGTGCCAGTGCGTCTGGTCACGGACGGATAGTGCTCCCATGTATGCCTCCGGTATTGTTGTTGTGGGCTTACAGGCATACCGCTGTCTACGGTTTTATGTCAAGCCCCTTGTAAACGTCATCGAGAGAGCGGGCTAAGATATAGATTCCGCCGCGCCTTTCCCATGCAAGCTGCCACGCAGCCTGCACCTGACGCTGCTTACCGCGCTGTGCTTTCACCTCGATGGCAAACGCGCGACCGGGGGTAATGACACCCAGCAAGTCCGGGGTTCCCTCCGGCGCCGACTGAATCACGCGAGCCCCGCCGTCCAGAGGGCGGAACTTACCCACGTTGATGCGGAACATCATGATGTCCGTGCGCCGCCCTAAAGCGAGACGGATCTCGGCTTGGAGGATTGCTTCTTTCATTGCAGCGTCACCCCTTCCGTCTCACCGCTCAGGCAATCCATTGCGGCGTTGACCGCTGCGGCCATCGCCACGAAGCACCTGCTGGCCTCGATCTCCTCGATGCCGCGCTCTTCCTGCCACTCATCCAGTGCCCGCAGCAGGCCAACTGACAGCGCCTGTATCAGCGAGAGCGGTATCAAGACCGCATCGAGCTCTGGCTCGTTCCCATCGTCATCTTCCATATTGCTGTCCTCTCTTCTTCGGTTAGCCCGTTCGTGGTCTGAGCGTTGCGCGCCCCCACCTTCTTCGCAATGCGCGCAGCCTCCTGCCCGCAGATGACATTGAACGCCCAGTGCGTCGGGTTCTTATACCCACGCTTGCGCGCGACGCTGGTCAGCACCTTGAACTTGTTCTGGAGCATGCCCTCTGGGGTCGCGACATTCTCCTCACCCTCACGGGCCATCATCACCAGATCGCCATCGACGTGCTTCACCATCCGCGGCTTCACGGGATAGACATGGCCACACACCGGGCAGGTGGGGCTCGGCTTGTGCATGGCAAAGCAGGCGGTGCAGGTCCGAACCGTCTCCGCCTTTTCGCCCTTGCCACGTTCCTGAACGAACCCATCAGCCAGCGACCACTCGCGGTCGTCGTCGATGAACCCATGCCGCGCCGTGTTGCCAGCGTGGTCGAGGATGATGGTCTTCTCCTTGTCAGGGTGAGGACGAATCGCGCGCCCGCATTGCTGCAGGTATAGGCCCAGAGACTTCGTCGGGCGCAGCAGGATCGCCACCTCCACCGCTGGCAGGTCGAAGCCCTCGCTCACCAGATCGCAGCTGGTCAGCACCTGCACCCGGCCTTCCTCGAACGCCTTCAGGACGCCATCGCGTTCCTCTTCGTTCATGCCGCCGTCGATGTGGCTGGCCGTGTAGCCTGCTTCCCGGAATTCTGCAGCCACATCCTTGGCGTGCCTCACGCTCACGCAGAACGCGATAGCCTTCTTACCCGGCGCATATTTCCCGTAGTGCTTGACTGCACTCCCGGTGATGACGGTCTTCACCATCGCCGCCTCAAGCTGCTTCTGCACGTAGTCGCCCATGCGCGTGCCCACTCCGTTCAGATCCGGCGCGCTCGGCGCATAGACGATAGCGTGGGATAGAAACCCCTGAGCGGTCAATTCAGCCACCGTAGGGCCCATCACCATGTCGTCGAACATCTGACCCAGCCCCTTGCCGTCGAGGCGCTCAGGGGTGGCTGTGACGCCCAATACGCGGGCACGGGGGAAACCGATGACGACCTTGCCCCAGCTGGAGTCAGGCGTGAAGTGATGCGCCTCGTCGCCGACGATAAGATCGAACGGCTGCATGCCTTTGATTCGCTTCACGAGCGTGAACACGGAGGCCACGACGACGTTCGCCGTAGGCACGCCGCGATACCCGCCGGTCATCACCGCATGCGCCACGCCGACCTTCTTCAAGGCGTTGCTGATCTGCTTCAGCAGTTCACGGCGGTGGGCCACGATCAGGATGCGCTTGTTGTTCCGGGCCATGCCGGCGGCGATGTATGAAAAGATCACCGTCTTCCCTGAACCGGTCGGGCTGACCAGCAGGGTGTTCTTGTGACCAGAGCGAAAGCTATCGCGCACCGCCTGCACGGCGGATTCTTGGTAATCTCGAAGCTGCATTGTATGTCCTTGTTTGGCAGACACCTTGGCCCGGTCTGCCAGCGGGGGGCGACGTGCCGACTCCCCAATGTTGGAAAGTCTTCCCGGCCCGTCCAAGCTCTAATCAATCTTGGCGCCGACCCTTGGCGATACGCCCGGTCTTTCGGTCGCGATGGAACATCGTCTCACATTCCATCTTTAGCTCGTGAAGCTCACGGCGCAGCTTTCCCTCGACGTGCATCAAGGCAAAGATAGCTGCCAGCAGAGCAAGTGCAATCAAAATAGTCATCGCTCACACCTCCATATCTCGCTCTTCGTTCTGATCAGGATGGCTTTAGTCACCCTGCAACACGCCTCTTTCAAACATGACGTTGCGGCTGCATCCAAGGCAAACTAGATGGTCGACATATGCACCCAACTCGTGATTGACCATTACCACTGCCCACCCTTTGTATTCCGCATCTGGGTCGTTGCATTCGCAGACCATCATGCTGTCGGTAAAATTCTTACGACGAAAATATATTACGTTAGTCATTCGCATGACCACACTTCTGTAGAACGCTTGAGCTTCGGCCAGCCCTGATCGAGGGTGAAGCTACGCTCTTCAAACAATAAATTGTTCGTCGGCACGATGGTCAACCGGTCGCCAGTAGTTCGGATGAACATAAATTCTTTGCCCTGCGACGGCTCGTGCGTGAACGCATCACCCTGCGGAACCGCCGTAAACAGATACTCACCGGCCTCCCCGCTCTTCACCCGCACCCGTAGCCCGTCCAGATAGTCATACACCAAAAGCGAGAAGTCCCTGCCGTAACAGTCCCAAACTTGCGCCTGCGACAGCGTCCAATCGGTGCATGCCGGATCTGCGCTGAACGAGATGGCGTGGGGTGGCAGACCACGATAGAATGCACCGCACTCCAGCATGACATGACATCCCCACGCGCGGCCCGGATGGCTATGCAAACCAAACCAAACAGCCGGCTCATACCCAACAGCACTCTCTCGGATGAATGCAGAGTCCACCCAAACGTAGTAGTGGCGCGGCAAGGATCCGCTGGAACTACTCATGGCCAGATGTCGTCGTCGTATAGCATGTCCAGCGTCTCCTGCTCGGTCGCCTTGTTACGGACGATGAGAAAGATCGCAGTCGCAAACGTCGCGACCATGACTGCCAGCAGGTATTTGCCCGACATAGTTACCCTTCGATCTTCAGCGGGCAAACCCGGTAGCCGACGTTCAGCACAGTGCCGTTGTCGTAGCGGCAGAAGTGATTGCCGTTGGCATACCACTCAGCGACGAGGTAGCTCGCCAGAGCCAGCGCCGGGGTGGCGGCGGTCACTGCAATCACAGCGGCGATAATCAGTTTCTTCATGATACTCTCCTGTTTCTCAGCTTACTCGTAACGCCACACGCGCACGCCGCCATCGGCCAAGCGGACGACGAACTTCTTACCGTAGCGCCGACCCGCATGTGACGCAGTGCTGGTCATCGAGCGGAGCGGTGCGCCCTCGACGTAGAAGCTCTGCCCCACTTCCAGCTTCGTCCACGGATACTTCGGACGCCGGCTGCTAGGCTGGCGCGCTGCCGGGATTGCGTAACCATCTTCAACTTGGAATGTCATTCTGTCCTCCGGTTTTTTAAACTTATAAGTCACGGCGATACCGCTCGTCCCTAAATATCACGTTTGCTTCAGCTAGGCTAATACCAAACGTGTATGTCAACTCATGCGGCTCACGTTCCATCAGTGTGGAATCAGACCATCCGCGCGCCGTCTGAAGCGCAAGCTCGAAGCCCTTCGATCTCTTCGTCAGTTTCATAACCCTACTGGCCACTCATGCTTCGGTAGAAAAATCCCACGCGACATCGACCCCTTGAAGCGGAGCGAGTTATCGCTCTTCCGCGCACTCGGGTGGCGCAGCAACACGCCCGACCAGCCTTCGTAATAGACCGACGTCTGCATGATCTTGTTCAGGGCAGCGATGCTCTGACCAATCCACACTCCGATCGCCAGCCCATGCTCGATCTCAACCTTCAAGCCGACGCGCGCCAGTGACTCGTCCGCTATCCTCAGACCCACGTCTGCGTTCTCTTGCCGGGTGAAGGCAATCACCAGAAGCTCACCAATCGTCCGGTCTTGCACGCCGTGCAGGGTCTCAACGCGGATCGCACTCTGCACGATGTGGTCGAGCAGCACCCGGTCTTCGCGCTCCGCCTTCACCTGCAGGAACTCGTCGAGGTTCACCGTGTTCAGATACTTCTCGCACTGCTTCATGTCCAAACGCTTCGTCGAATAGAGGCTGTAGCATCCGGCCATCAGCGTCCCCAACTGGTCGCCGATACGGCGGTTCGCCAGCACCGTGGCAATCGTTTCTTTGAAGACCAAGATGTTGTGGCGCAGCGTGAACAGGTTGTGCAGTTGGCGACCCAGCAGGCGCTGCGGCATATCCCTTGGGATCGACGAAGCCAGCGCCACGAAGTCCTTGAACTCCTCCTCCTTCTTGCGCCGCTCCTGTAACGTGAACGAATCCAGCGGCTTAATCGTCAGCACCGCCGTGCGCGTCAGGTCGGCGGCTTCCTTCAGGCCCACGCCAATCGATGACATCAGGAACGACGACCGCATCGTGAACGCCCGCGCTTGGTGGTTCGCTGATCCCTTCAGGATGCGCCCACGCCCTTCGCTCGACGCCTGTCGCATCAGATCCATCACGGCCTTGCGCCGCGCGGCAGCCGCCATCTTATTCTCTTTCTCGTCGCTCTCCGCTTCGTCGAACACCACAGGCATGGCATCGTTCTGCACCACCTGCCGGATCCCGGCCTCGGTCGTGGCGCCCAGCGGATAGATCGCCAGATCGCCAAGGCATGCCCCGGCCACCGTGTTCACCACCGTGGACTTCCCTGACCCTTGGTTACCCGTGACCCACGCATGGGTGCGCCAGTCCAGCCCGCCGCACACCACCGCCGTTGCAATCCAGCCAGCCAGCAGGTCGCCGTAGATTGGCGCATCCCACCGCACCTTCCCGCATAGCTCGCGGATCATGCGACCATCGTCGTCGCTTGCCATCGTCTCGAAGTTATCGACGTTCAGGATCAGGTCGCGGCCCTTCTCGTAAATCCAACCGCTCTTCAGGCGAACGTGAGACACCTCGCGCGTCGGCGCTTCAGGGCGGCTGACCAAGAGCTTGTTCCCAGAATTAAGGATCGCCCTCGGCCCATCCCTTTCGTCAAGCCAGATGCCGCGCCCGCGCAGCTTGGTCGGATCATACACCCCGGCCTTGTGGCACTGCTCCATCAGCATCACGCCAGATGCAACCCAGTCCACACCCTTGCCGTCTTCTTTGCCCTGCAGCCGCCCCCAGTGATTGACGTCACCATAGACGTTCATGCACCCCTTCTGGCTCATCAGGCGGTCAGGATCGAACACGATCACCTGCTGCTGGTTCTGCAGCATCAGCATATATTTGTTGTGGTCATGCCCCAGCGGTCGCCACTCACGCGCGGCCTCCTCGTCAGGGTCTTGATCCTCCAGCGGCGTCACATCGACGACCACCTTAGGCACTGCCGCGCGCTTCAGTTCCCGGCGCAGGATGTCCGTGATCTGCTGCGGCTTCGCCTTCAACGGCAGCGTGTCGGCCAGATCCCAGCCATCCGGGAACACCGCACTCAGCGTCACAATCGACACCGGCACACGGTGCTCACCCAGTTTCTTCTGAATCTCCAGCGCCGCCTCGATGCCCGGCGTGTCGTTGTCAGGCCAGACCACGCAGCTATGCCCAGCCAGCAGGCTCCAGTCCGTCTGGTCGACAGCCTTCGCCCCGCCCTGCCACGTCGTAATGACCCAGCCCTCAGGCACATATTGCGCTGCACCATCGGCGGCCTTCTCGCCCTCGACGATCAGAACCGGTGCGCTCGGCGATGCCGCCAACAGGTCGCCGTTATACAGCGGGCGCTCCTTGCCGAACCCGGACGTGAGAAACTTCTTCCCGTCCCAGACAATCGGCCTGATCTCTTTACGCGCACCCGGCGGATTCCACCGTGCCACCGCGCCAAACGCGGCGCCGTCAGCCATGCGGTAGATCCACATCGCATCAGGCTCCGGGCCCAGAGACTTCCGCAGCGAGTCCGGGATCACCACCGGCTCAGGCATCGGCGTGACGATCTCGGCCTTAGCCGTGATGTCCTCAGCAATCGCCAGCGCCTTCAGGTCTACCTTACGCATGGCTCAGGCCCAGCATCTCAGCGAACCCAGCAATCGTTTCTTGCAGGCTGTCGCCAAACAGCTTCATGGACAGGTCAATCATGTCGCCCTTCTCGCCGGTCGCGAAGTCCTTCCACCGCCCGGTGCTGAACGATACGCCCAGCGAGGGGTTGCGGTCGTCGCGCCACGGCGCACACGCCAGATACCAACCGCCCTGCCGCTTGCCACCCGGCAACCAGTCACGGCACAGCGCCTCGATGTGAGACGGACTCAGGCGATCCTTGATGTCACGGATTGTGTAAGACCGGGACTTGACGGATACGGCGGGGGAACAGGGGGGAGCACGCCTCCCGCCGCTCTTGTGGTTTTTAGGCAAGCCTTGGACATCGCCACAATTCCCGGTCATTTCGATATTATCCCTCTGTATCCGCGCCGTCAAACGCGGGGGTGCCAATGCTACAGTTTCAAATTGAACTGACAAGCCTGTCAGCAAAATTATTCGTCAGCATCAGCATCGTAAATGCCACTGACAAAGCTAAACCTATGAAAACGTTCGGGTATTTCCGACAGCACATAGGTGTGACCCTGCGCGTCCTTCCACTCCCCGAACTTCGTCAGCCGAATCCGCAACATCAGCGCCTCTGGATCGACCTCGATGTCCCACTGCTGCTCCTGCTCGTTCGTGCAGTTACCCAACAGCATGATCGGCTTCCAGCCTTTACGCAGGGTGCAATCCATCTCGCAGATGATCATCTCGGTCGGACTGACAGGCTCCAGCACCTCGAAGGGCAGGATACTCCCATCTTCGGTGCAACGGTTCGCAAACCGCATCAGCCCGCCCTCCGGCCCATCCGTGCCTCCACCGCACGGCGCAGCATCAGCGGGGTAAATCCCCACATCCGCATCGCCTCGCTGTAGTGCTTCACCAACTCCGCAATCTCAGCGTCAACGGCATCCATCTGCGCCTTCAGCGCATCGCGCCTGTCAAACGCCCCAGCCGCAGCCGCAATCGTTTCATTCTCAGTCATGCTCCCCCTCCCCTCAGTGCTTCGCGGCTGGCCGCATGCCGTATTCCCGAAGCAGATCCAGCGCCCGCTCCATCTCGGCATACAGGCGCCCCGGTATGATGCTGTCATCCGTGAAGGCGTCGAACGCATCCACCAGATTATCCAGCACACGCAGCGCCCGGCCAGCATCGCGCGCCGTCAGGTCGCCCGGCTTCTCCAGATGCATCGCGCTGATCAACTGATCCCGCGAGATCGACGTTAGCAAATCACTCAACTGCGCCCACGCCTCAGTCTCATCCTCGGCCCTGATGCCGAAGCACAAATTAAATTCATGGTGTTTCATATTTCCCCCTCCCAATCGATTCCGTCAGTCAGTCCGTAAATCGCGTCACGCAGGTCTTTCGGCAGCGCCGCCGCATCCACAGACACACCCAGTATCTCAAGCTCGTCAATCTCAGCGGTCTCCTGCACAGGCTCCCACCATGATGGTGAGCGCGGCACACCGTAGTCGGCGCGCTCCATCTGGCAGACGAACGTCACCCGCAGGTCGTCGCTCTCGTATGTGGCTGTCGCAATCATCTCATTCACTCCGTCACGGTGATAAAACTTCTCGTCGGTATCAGCACCACGCGCTCAACATCGCGGCTGTCGCCCCGGTCATAGCGGCCCCCGGTGGATACCGTGTGTTCGACAGGCACCTGAACGATGCCCAGTTCGTCCGTCCACTGCACCGCCAGCAGGGCGTCAGCGCCCCTCGCGTCAATGGCGCAGAGCGCATTGTATTTATGCTCACTCAGCAGATAGGTTTCGTATCGCGCGCGCTCATTCCTACGCACCTTGATCTCAACGACACGGGGTCGCGGCTGGCAGCGGAAAACGGCATCGTATGGCGCGAACGGGTCTCGCGGCGCAGTGGCAGGCAGCCCGAACGCGCGCTCGAGCTTGGCGATGACGCCAGCCTGATTGCTGCGATCCGCATCGCTTTCATAGACGGGTCGCGTCATTCCCCCTCCCCTTTCTTCCTCGATTGCCTTCGGCCATTAGCCACAGCCCGCGCGTGTATCTCTGGCCGCAGCTTCCGCAACTGCACGCCGAATTTCGTCCCACAGCCCCAGCCACAGGCCCGCCCCAGCTGAGACAGGTTCAGGGTTTCATCATACTGGCCCGCAATTGGCAGCCTGCGTGTGCCTGTGTCGGTGCTGCGATGCAGCCCAGTCACCTTTCGCCACTCCGCCACCTTCCGCACATCGACGCCATACCGCGCCGCCAGATCGTCGTTGCTGCGCCCCGCGAAGGTCGCAAAATCGTCCGGCACCGGGCTACCCTTAGCCACGACAGACGACACCTGCGACAGGTGCGCCCGCGCCCGCTCAGACAGGCGCACAGGCGTCAGCTTCTTGCCGTCCCACCACATGAACCTGCGGTCGTGGATAATCACTCGCTTATCCGGCATTGCCCTCGCCCATCACACATCCCCTCAAATTAATTCGCCAGTAACTCGCCATTAATTCGCCGAGCCTCGAAATTAATCCGCCGCGCCTTCGCAGATAAGATCGGCGACGGTTGCGCCGTCGAACCAATAGTTATTGATAGCGTCCATCGCGCCCTTGACCTGCTCACCCGCCGCGATGCGTAAGGCCAGCGCCTCATTCAGCGCGGCCAGTTCGCCTGTGGTGTAAACGTAATCGGTATTATCGTGCGTAAACATCACTCCGTCCCCTCAATCCTGTCTATCATCCGCCGCACGTCATACAACAGCCGCGCCGCGCTATTCGGCTCCATGCCGCCATAGCCGTCTGACTCATAGTCGGCGTATCTATCCAGATATTCCGCGCACTCGGTCAGCAAATCCAGTATTTCTTCCATCATTTCCGCCGCTCCCTCTCCAGCCGCGACCATCGCGCCAGCGCCTCACGCGCCACCTGCGCGGCCTCATCGCGCACCCGGCGGGCATGAACCCACCGCGCCCGCTCCTGCTCCGCAATCGCCGTATCCAGCGCGGCCAGCGCCTGTTGCCCTGTCATTTCATCGTTCCTTTTATAAGGCCCATAGGCGTCCTCGACATCGCCCGCTCGTAGGCGTTTTTCTTCTTCACCGCAGATGAAAACTGCTGCTCCCTCAGCCACAAAAGCTCCTCCAGCACCTCCAGCATGTCAGGCGCAGCAGCGATCAATCGCGCATTCGCATCCACGGTCTGCGCGTCCCAATCTTTCTGCATAGTGCAGACTGGCAGCCAGCGTGCCTCGCCATCAGGCCCCGGCTCGCACAGCGCCTCAACCCCCGTCTCGATCATGAACCCCTTGCGGGTAACGAACCACGGCCCCGGCGTGTGTCCCGTCATTTCAATTCTCCCTTCGCATATGCGATTATCGCGCGGGCTTGCGCCTGCTCTGCCTCGTCCTGCTCATCCCATTCCGGAGAGTTGCACAGCGCACGGTGGCTGATAACTAAAGCCTCCAGTGTGGCCAGCATCTCAGGCGCGGCAGCAATCAAGCGAGCATTCGCCATCGCTGTTGCATCGTCGTGCAAGCCCGGCTGCCCAAACAGGTGGGCGTTCGTCGTGCATATATCCGCGACATTCTCTCGCTCAATTTCCACCTGATACCCGACCGCAAACCACGGCCCCGGCGTGTGCTTCGCAATTAATCCGGCCATTTATCCATCCCAAATATGATACGCATCGCCGCAAGCGAATTACACATCGCCCGCTCGTAGGCGTTCTTCTTCTTCACCGCCGATTTAAACTCCTGCGTCCTCAGCCACAGCAATTCTTCCATCACCGTCATAAGATCGGGCGCACACGCGATTAACCGCGCGTTCGCGGCCACAGTCTCCGCATCCCAATCTTCCCCCATCTCCATCGTGCAGACAGGCACCCAGTGCGTCCGAAAGGAACGCCCCAGCTCTCCCGCCACTTCGATGATCGTTTCGCCGGTTTCCGCCTTCCGGGCGACAAACCACGGCCCCGGTGTGTGTCCCTCGCTCATGCGTCCGCCTCCACTTCGCGCCAATCCTCAATCATGTGTTTCGCGATTTCATACCAATTCACGTCCGAGAGGAACGCCTCGGCATAGTCCAGCGCCAGCCCGGAAGCCTGTTCCGCCACCGTCTCCAGCGCCATCTCCCGCAGGCTCTGGCCTAGATCGTAGGCGTCCAGATCGTTATCCGACGCGCCGTCATAGCTGTCGAACATCTCCAGCCGCACCCGCCATGTCGCGTAATTCGTCCAACCGTTATATTCGCTCATTGTCCTTGCCCCTCAATGAAATCCCAACCTGCCTCACCCATGCGCTGTTCGACCTCCTCCGGGTCAACCTCACCCAGTTCCTCCGGGTCAAAGGCGCACACCGCGAACCCCGCATCGCGCAGCAGCCGGAGTGCATCCAGCATCGCATCCGTATATGTGAACATCACAGCCTCCCTCACTCCGGATAGAAACACAGGTCGAAACTGTAATGCGGCTCCGCAAAGATACCGCACTGGCACAGCGCCTCACTCGCCACGATGGCCCACTCATACGGGCCAGCCTCAAACGATATGCGCCAGTGGCCATCCTCCTGCCGGATGAAGCATTCGACCGCCGGGTCACAGCCCACAGCCTTCGCAAAGTCGCACATCGCGTCATAGGCGGCCTTCGCCCGGCCCTTGCAACTGGTGCGCTTGCTGGCGGCCAACGCCACCTTCTCAGCGATCAGCGCGGCACCGTGGCCATAGTAATAGCCCTCATTCTTGCGGGCATAATCCAAATTCAGCATCACACAATCTCCCTCAAACAGCGGCCAGAACGGCCAAAACAACCACCAGCGCGGCAACGGCCAGCGCGGATTGCAAGCGGCTTTCGGTCATGCCGCACCCGCCTTCCGCAGCGCGGCACTACAGATAGCTTTGACGCTCTCAATGCGCCGCCCATCCGTAGCCGGGAATTCGTCCAGCACCGCTTGGCAAGCGGCCAGCAAGTCAGGCGCGGCGGCGATTAGGTGCGCGTTAGCCTCGCACTCCTCAGCGGGGGCAATTTTAGCAAGGTCAAGTTGCGCCCAGCCATATGGGCGCGGATGCCTTATCTCAATATGCGTTCCGGTCGCGTCTGAACGGATCAGCCAAGGCCCCGGCGTGTGCTTCGCGCTCATGCCGCCACCTTCAGGACATAGCGGTCAACAATCGCCTGCGCCCGCTCCACCTGCTCCGCCGGGAAGTGTTCCGGAAACGAAACGACCACGCACTGCGCCGCGCAATCTTCCTCGAACCATGACGACGACCCAGACCAATACGCCGCATAATCGCGCATCGCTTCCTGCACCCGGCCCAACAATTCCGGGCTTACCCAGATGCCGCCATGCGATGCAGTCGATACATACACGATGCCCTCTGCGATGGTCTCTTCGTCCTGAACGATGCCCCAAGGGCTGTGCTTTCCAACAAACATATTCATCTCCCTCGTTAAACGGCCCGTCAAGACCGTCACGCAACCCTTAATTCGGCTTGACGGTTCACACAACAGTAAATCAGCACCGAAATCGGAGCTTTCACATCCGCAATCGGATCGACAGGGAAACGCTCGTTTTCGATTAAAACTAACTTACAACGAAGGCTTAACCCGCTGAGATTGCTCATGAAACAAAATGTCACGGGCCAAGCCCCTGAAACTAAACGATAAAACAGCGTTTTGAAACGGGTGAAACGCCCCTGTTACGGTTGGCTGTTTCACTCCAAGGCACTGATAACATTACCGAAATCGGGGCAAAAACGCAAATGAAACGGTTTTTCGGGAAATATAGCCCCATATATAACACACACCCCCTACTGTATTATGTATACAACGCACCCCATCCTTATAGCTATATATATCTTAATCTCGTTTCATTTATAATAATAATAAGAAAAAGGGTGTTCTTTCAAGGGCTTGGAGTGAAACGGGGGGTGTGACATTTGGCGTTTTTCTGTTTCAAAACGCCTTTTTATGCAGCGAAGACAAGCACTTGGCCCGTGACACAGCAGTTAGGCACTAGCTTGCGTGTCAGCAGGGGATTGCAACCGGGGACAAGCTCTGGCGGTGGCTGCGAGGGGCTGCCGGTTTTAAAGCCCGCTGGGCGCGGCGGGGTGCCGGGGGTGGTGCTGGTGCCAGCGCGGCGCTGGCGGCGCTGTTCGGTGCCTTTGGCAGGCAAAAGAAAAGCCCGGCGGGTGAGGCCGGGCTAGTTGGGGGTGGTGCTGACCTATCAGGCGATGCGCTGTATCCCCAGCCCTGACTTATCGCACCACAGGCGATAGGTGGTGCCTGCCGGTGACGTGAACGTGCCACCCCTCCCGGTCTGCCAATAATCCTGTGCGCCCAGCCAAAGGCCCTTCTCGTGCACGTAACACCCGAATTCAAACATGCGGTGCAGGCGGCTTCCCCAAGGGTGGGGATTGATATACCGGGCTCGGCCCCCGTCGCGGGCGACGCGCTCGCTCTCGGCATATCCCGCGCGAAGGGCGGCATAATCAGCGTTTGTCATCTTGGCCATGATGCTGGTTCCTCTCTGGGCTGTGATGGGTGGGATCAGTGGGACAGGCGGTCTAGGAATGCCGCCGCTGTCTTGAGACTGCGGAACCGGCGCGGCGTCTGCTCATCCCCGTCGCGGTTTATCACGCGAAAGGTGCGCTTATCGCATGGCAACCATATGGTCAGGCCCGTTGCGGCGTGTAGCCAGTGGCGAGGGCGGATTAGAGCGATGGTGGTGGTGGTCATGGTCTCTTGCTCCCATTGTGATGCTTCACAATACAATGTGATGGGGGAGGTTCGCGCCTCCCCCGGTGTGATTAGGCGGTCAGGCTGCAAGCCTTCAAGAACGTCTCGCGTTCGAAGCGGGGGTTATCACTCGCCAGCGCCTCCATCACCCGGAGCGCGGCATGATGCACGCCGGATTGTTCGCCGGAATTAAAGGCGCGGCCATTGTCTGAAAGCCGTTCGCTGTCGCCATTGCTGGCGATGTGGACCAGCGTCTCCCGGATCGCGGCTGCAATGAGGATATAATCTTTGCGTGTCATGGTGGTGGTTCCTTTCAGGGTGTGGTGGTCAAGCGCGTTCGCGCTCAAGGTCGTCCAGCTTGCCGCTGATTTCGTCGTGGCTGGTGCAAAAATTATCGTCTGCCCATACGCCCGCGCGGGTGACAGGGTTGAGCAACCAATAGCCCCAGCCTGTATCATCGCGGTCGGCCTCGATTATCACGCCCAGCAGCTTCGCGCGCTTGCGTAAGGATTTAAGAGTAAGTTTGGTCATGGTCGTTCCTTTCAGGGATGGTTAGCGGGTGGTGCGGGTGACGCCAGCGGCGACAGCCGCTTCACGGGTGGGGTATTCGCCGCCATCCCAGCGCAGCCCGCGACTGCATATCAAGGTCAGGTCGAAATGCTCATCGATGCTGACCAATGGCGCTTCGGCCCCGTAGTGGGCGGGGAACGTGGCTGCTGGGATGTGGCGGATTTTGAAACTGTGCATGGTTCTGTTGCTCCCGTGATGTGGTGGGCCGGCGCTGTGGCCGGCCCTGTGGTGATTAGCCGTGAATGTAGACGCCATCCCATGCGCCATCCTTGAACACGTTCATCGCGCATGAACGATCACGACCATCGTAACCACGAACGAACGTGACAACGTAACCGGAACCGTTTGCTTCAACAGCCGCGCGCGCTTCGGCTTCGCTGGTGTAATCCGCAGCGTTGGAACCGGCGTGTGCTTCGTAAATTTTCATCTCTGGCTTCCTTTGCGCTCAGGCGGCACCGTTGCCGCGCCATCATCAATAAAGATATCAGCAGCAGCGTCAACAGCCGTGTCACCATGCCAGCGCAGCAATTGCGTATACAGATTGCATGCATTGCCCGGCCTGCCCGTTGCCGGCTGGGGGCAGGGCCGGCGCCCTCTGGCACCCCCCACCCACCCACTTTGCCCGGCTTGGCCGCCCTTCGTAGCTATATATCCCCACTCTCCCCCACATTTCGCTCCAAATCCGTCTGGGCTACACACAGACCCCCCACCCCCTAAAACACCCCCCTTTGTTTTTAACTGCGGTTCCATTATGTTTATTTTGTAGTTTTGCCGGGGCGCTGATTATGTTTGATGACACGGGTGATTTGGATGTGATAGGTCCTGCTGAGCGGGACGCGATTTTCGCGCGTGTTTATGTTGAGCAGCGTGCGTTGAAGAAGGGGAACGCGGCTGAGATTGCTTGCGTCAGGGCTGGGATTACGAGTCCTGAGTTGAACATGTCGATTGTTGCATCGAGGCAATTGGCGCGGCCTGAGGTTCAGCGATTGATTATGGCGGCTGAGGCTTCGGGTGTTGAGGTTGAGCGGCGGGAGTATACGCGGGATTTGTTTTTGGATGAGTTGCAGGCTGTGGTTCAGGCGGCGATGGACAAGGGTGCGTATCCGAGTGCGATTAGTGCGGTGAAGACGCAGGCACAGTTGCTTGGGATGTTGGATCAGACGGTGAATGTGAACCACAGTGTGAGTGCGAAGGATCTGGATTTGGCGACGCTCAGGGCGATGGTTGCGGATCGTGCGAGGCCGGTGAATGTGATTGAGGGGACGTTGGTTCGCGGGATTGGGGATGATGTATGACGCAGCGTCTGACTGGGATGGGAAACGGCACGATTGCCAGAATGTATTTGGGTAACAGGATATACAGTCCTGCTGTTACCAAGAGTTCGGGTTTGATAATTTCTGCGCCTCACAACGGAAGTAGAATTGCGATACAGGCTAAGCCTATTCCGCCATTGGCTGATTACGAAAAATGGTTTCGGGGCGGCAACTGCAGGTTAGGCGGTAAAAGCAGCCCAGCGAAGATAAGACGGATTGTGATTATGCGCAGGCAGGGGTCGACTTGGAGGGAGTGCGGCGTGGCGGTGGGTGCAACGGAAAATACCGTTAAGAACTGGGTTGAGTTTCTGCCCTTGGATTTGGCTGTTTAGATGAGTGACGACCTGACGCTGGATGAATTGCTGGCGGAGTTGGTTTCCCGCGAGGAGGCGATATCGTCGTTTGCGAAGTATGTTGAGTATGTGAGTGGGTTGGCGCCGCCGCCGCATTTGCGGTTGGTTTGTGAGAAGCTGGATGCGGTTGCGCGCGGTGAGATCCGCCGTTTGATGATTAGCATGCCTCCGGGTCACGGGAAGTCGTTTGCGGCGTCGCACTATTTCCCGGCGTATTATTTGTCGAAGAACCCTGACCGGAATGTGATTTTTGCGACACACAAGCAGGAGTTGTCGGATTCGTTTGGTTTGAAGGTGCGCAACGTCATCAAGGGAGACGAGCACCGTCGACTGTTCCCCGGGGTTGGGATCAGTGCGGACAAGACGGCGGCTGGGGAGTGGATGACGACGGGGAGTGGTGGTTATCACGCGACCGCGGTTGGGGCGAACGTGACGGGTCGTCGTGGGGACATATTGATTGGGGACGATTTGCTGTCTGGGATTCAGGCGGCGGAGAGTGAGAGTGAGCGTAACAAGTTGTGGTCGTGGTATGGCGCGGATTTTTTCACGCGTCGGAAGAACAAGGACACGCCGATAGTTTTGATTGGGACGCGCTGGCATCTGGGTGACCACATGGGTCGTCTGGATCAGGCGGAGAGGGATGGTGAGGGGGAGAAGTGGGAGCGGGTGATATTGCCCGCTATGGCGGTGGATAAGGACATTCTTGGGCGCAAGCCCGGGGATGCACTGTGGCCGGAGCAGTTCCCGAAAGAGGAACTTGAGAACATCCGCCGCCAGCCATCGACGACGTCTAGGATTTGGTCGTCGTTGTATCAGCAGAACCCGGTGGTTGATGATGGGGGTATCATCGATCAGACGTGGTTTAAGTGGTGGCGCTCCCCCGAGCCGCCGAAGGTGAAGTATGTTTTGCAGGCATGGGACACGGCGCTGACGGCGAACAAGACGTCGGCGTTTAGTGCGTCGACGACGTGGGGCGTGTTCGATGACGACAATGGGATTCCGAACCTGATTTTGCTGAGTGTGTGGCGGGAGCGGGCGGAGTGGCCGATTCTGAGGCGCATGGTGCAGCGGATGGCGACGGATTACCGGGACGATAACTATAAGCTGCCGATCAAGGCATCGCGGGAGCGGGCGCCGGATACGGTGCTGGTGGAGGCGAAGGCGAACGGTCAGATGCTGATACAGGATCTGGGTCGGGCGGGGATTGTGGCGACGCCGTTTAACCCGGATAAGTTCGGCGATAAGATTGCGCGTGTGCGGCTTGTGACGGATTTGATTGAGAACGGGCGGGTATGGTTGCCGACGATGAAGAATTCGCCGGATCAGTTGAGGCCGTGGGCGCGGGATTTTATGGAGCAGTGCGTGCAGTTTCCGGCGGCGGATTCGCGGGACTGGGTCGACACGATGACGATGGCGTTTTTGCGGATTAAGCAGAGTGGCTGGGTGGCGAACACGGAAGATCCGTATGAACCCGTGTATGACACGCCGCTTGAACCTGTAAGCTTCTATTGGTAAGGTGGACTATGGCACGCAGACCGACATCGCTCGCTGACACGCTCCGCCCTGCGTTCGAGGGGATTGGCGGCGTCGATGTGGATTTGCCGTTGGATGCAGCCGATATTGAGATCGACGACGACGGCCCGGCGATGGTTGACGGCGCGGAGTTCACGGAGTTGGACGACGGCGGGGTCGAGATTGATTTCGAGCCGGAGGTAGAGCGGCTGGAAGATGCGCCGTTTGACGCGAATCTGGCGCTGTACATGGACGACATGGACATGAACACGCTCGGCGAGACGTTGCTGAGCGGTGTCGAGGAAGACAAGCAGTCGCGTGGGGACTGGGAAGCGACGATGTCTGAGGGCATCAAGCTAATGGGTCTGAAGATTGAGGACCGCCAGACGCCGTTCAAGGGCGCGTGCGGCGTCTATGACCCGCTGATGGCTGAGGCTGTGGTGCGCTGGCAGGCTGTGGCCGCTGGTGAGTTGATGCCGGCGGCTGGCCCGGTGAAAACGCAGGTGATTGGGGTCGCGAACGAGCAGCTGGAGGCGCAGGCGTCCCGGGTGCAGCAGTTCATGAACCTGTATCTGACGGAATTGGCGCCGGAATTCTACGAAGAATTCGACCAGATGCTGTTCTGGCTGCCGCTGGTGGGTTCGACGTTTAAGAAGACGTATCAGGATCGGCTTCTGGGGCGTCCGGTTAGCCGTTTCGTGCTGCCGGATAACTTCATCGCGTCGTATGGCACGACGGATTTGGCGACCAGCCCGCGTTTCTGCCACATAACGCCGATGACGCGCCGGAATTTCCGGTTGGCGCAGTTGGCGGGCGTGTATCGGGACATTGATCTGGGTGATCCGCAGGCGGACGATAGCTCGCAGACGCCGATTCAGGCGGAAGTGGACGGCGTTCAGGGCGTGGAGCCGGGTGCTGAGGGCACTGAGGAGTACCGGATCTACGAAGTGTACGCGGATCTGAACCTCGTGGGGTATGAGAACGAGGATGGCATCCCGCTGCCGTATGTCGTGACGATTGAAGAGGGAACCCGGAAGGTTCTTTCGGTTTATCGGAACTACGACGAGGGGGATCCGACGTTTCAGCGGAAGAACCCGTTCACGCACTATAAGTTCATGCCGGGGGTGGGGTTCTACGGTCTGGGTTATGCGCACTTGCTGGGGAATTCGGCGAAGACGGCGACGTCGATCCGCCGCCAGCTGATTGATGCGGGCACGCTGAATAACTTCCCGGGCGGCTTGCGCGTGAAGGGCATGCGGCTGGAGGACAATAACATCGGTATTGGTCCGACGGAGTTTCGTGAGATCGATACCGGCGGCTTGCCGATCCAGAACGCGATCATGACGATGCCGTATAAGGAGCCGTCACAGGTATCGCTGGCGCTGCTGAAGGAAACCTACGAAGCCGCCCGGAATCTGGCGAACACGACGGAGATTGCGGTCGGCGAGGGGCGTCAGGACGCGCCTGTAGGCACGACAGTGGCGTTGATGGA